AACAAAATAAAAAACCCCCATGATGGGGGCTAGTTTTAAAGATTATTTTTTCTTTTGCTGCTCGGATTCAGTTTCAAATTGTTTCTGAATTCTTTTGAGCCACCATTCTCTTAATTGAATTGGGAGATTATAAGCTTCAATGAAACTCCAACCTCCATAATGCTTTAAGTAGAATAATTGTTCATAAACATTTGCGTTATATGCATCATTCAGGCCAAAAAAAGTTGGTTGAGAATGGGATGTTTACAGTATTGCTTGCGTCACAGGATTCACATTCAAATAAGTACGACAAATCAATATCAGGCTTTAGCCGATCATATTCTTTGCGCAAATAATTGGAATCCTTCGCAGGCATTACGTCTACAAAATTCTCAACCGGCCCCCTTTCTGTAACACCCTCAAGTGATACAATTATTAATTTTAATTGGTCTGTGAGTAGAGATTCTGCTAATTTTAATTTTCGCTTCTTTTCCACCTTTTTCATCAACCAGTCTTCATCAGCTCCTGTAAGTAATTTACATTCTGCTCGAATCTTTGATGATGGTAAATCTACAAAAAATGTGCCATTTTCCGTGAACTCAATATCATCATCGACTTCTTTACGGACAACTTCTTGGAGATTAAAATGTTGTTCCCCAACGTGGCCGCAATTTTTGCATGTAATATTTGCATCATAAGATGCTCCGAAACCGCTGATTCTTGCTGCAATAAGAATTGAATTCTTATCTCCAATAAAAAGATCGCGGACTTTAATTGATTTATCCACAAGAACACTTTCGATCATTCTATCAATTGCAACACCTTTCTTTAAAAGTGTCTTTGAAGTTAATAGATCTGTTTCTTTTGCTGTCATGAATTTAATCTCAACAGTCTCTGCATCCTTGAGTGGATGATTTTGTGAATAAAACTTTCCCTTTGTTGGTAATTCAACAAATTCTGTGGGTGTTACGAAATTTAAAAGTGCGTTTGCGTTTTGTGGTGGAGCGTCTGCTCCTGTTTCGGGTTTATTGTCCAGGCGACCCTGGTTATTTCTTGGCATCTTTACCTCTTAAGTTATATTATATCAGAAAAATAATTGTTTTTTAGCTAGAAGTTTGAGGAATTGTTCCATTTCCCGGAAAGTCGGAACTTTGTAGGAATGCATTGTCATACGAGATGGATAAGGTTACATCCAATAATTCTTCATTTTCATAATTCAATTCACCAAATTGGACTTTAGTAATCCAGGCATTGTTAAGAACCCACCTTTCTACTTCTGTTCCTTCGCCATTAATCGTAATAATTGAAACAGCACCAAGGGCATCGCGTACAGCTTTCTTCTTGGATACTGTGCCCCATCCGGCACCAGCACTGGGGTTAGTAGGGAGTTCATAGCCAGATGCTTCTAGAAGCTCCATGACTCGGCGACTTCCATTGGAGTCTGGTGAAACCGTATCAACAATAGTAACGTCAATAGGCGACCATTTCATCCTACCAGGATAAAAGAAGGAATGATTTAAAAATTTATGCTCTGTTGCAGTAATTTCCCATTCTGGTTTTTTAACCTTTTTTACTAAAAATTCAGGAATTCCCTCTGTTACTCCTGAAACTCCCGGTATGCTTAAAATAAACTTAAAAGCGCGTTTTGGTTCTAAGTCGGGATTTTGCCAAAAATTATTACTCATTTATCTGATCTCCTGTTATAATTAGTCACTCTCATCAATTAATCCTGGAATGAGGCTCCTGTATTTGTAATTATGAAGTCAATCGCAATAAACTCAATAGCTCGGGTTGGTTTAATAAAAATCTGAGCGTACATAATATTTCTATCAATCAAATCTGGAGTAGTAGTGGAGGTATCCAACACAATCTTATAGTCTTCGACACCAAGTCTTGTCTTTACACTTTCCAAAAATGGTCTTGCTGATCCTAAAAAGCGATTCCAAGTAACCTGGGTATTAGGATCGAATAATAATCTTGCTGAAATACGAGAAATTTCTTTCTTAACGTGTATCATCAATCTTCGTACATTAACCCTGTCTAGGGCGCTTCGAGTTGATTGAAGTGTTTTTTGCCCAAATACCACCAAGCCTTCTGCTGGGAAAGAAGCAATCGGATTAATATTATTTTCGTACAACTTATCCCGATCTTTGGAAGTTAGTCGCTCTGTTACTCCAATAATTGGAAGTCCGCCTGCGCCTTCTGTTAATCCTCCGCGTGTGAATCCAGCCGGTGCAAACCATAGTTCAGCTTGTCTCTGGGAATATGCATAAGTTCCAATCGCCGCCACTGATGGCGGGGAAAAGAATGATGTTCCCAAATCTGGATCTCTTATCTGGACCCATGGATAATAGCAAGCGCCATAACTATTATTAATTTGCCTGCTTCTTAGCGAGTTCGCTGCCGTGGATGCTTTGCCACGATTATCAGAATCTGAATCAGTTCCGTATGAAGTTCGGTCGGCGGGTGGTAAATATCCGCCTTCGATATCAATCACTGCTAATGTATCGGCTCGGCGGCGGGCAATATCTAACATATGATTGGTAAGCCCTTTCGAATATGTAGTAGTTCCAATACCCGGAGCTGCAATAAGGTTACATTCAACCAATTCAGGGTCAGCGCACGAGTCGATGGCCATACGAATTGAATTAAATTTCGAATTAGTCGTCATTGTTGGAGTGCTTGTATAATAATTATTAAATGCATCTGTTTCACGGATATCTGTTCCGTTAAATCCACCGAACATTGGTACAGTAAATTGGTTCCAATCATCATCCAACAAGTTTTTATAAGAATTGGACCCAGATGATGCAATTGCATTGCCCAACTTGTAAGATCCAGAGTGATAATATGCCTCTTGTGTTTGTGAGGGGACATCGTCAATCTTAGACGTAGAAGCTGTAATATGATATGAAATGTCTTCAAGACTAAATACATATTGATACTCAATAACATTACCAAAACCACCCGCAGAATAAGAAACGGCTGTTTGCGGCGTGCTTGGCCTTAAACCAGATAGTCCGCGAACAACATCCCCATAAGCAGCGTCAAACCGCGAACTATTAGCAAAGGTTGTGTCAACCCCCCAATAAGAATCCGTTGGGTCATTTAAATTACCTTGGGTTGAATTGTCCCTCAGATATGTCCTTGGAAATTCAAAAGAAGCACTAAATGATGCTGTTCCCACATTGACTAAAGGTGTGTCACCAGCGGAACCTGAATTGTAGCCTGGGGAGTATCCATTAGTTTCAACCATCGCCCCCACAAAATTTTTACTGAAATGTCCCGAGCCATTATTAACTTTCGGTGTAGTGCTTCCACTAACAACTCCAAAAGAGCCCCATCTTACGGGGCCTTTATATCCCAGGGGCAATAAGTTGGGGACACTAGGGCCGTTCTCACTTTTCATTTTGATATAAACATATCGTGAACTATTTCCATAACTCCCATAATATCTATATCGCCGATCTGTGTCGTCCCACACCGCATATGCATCGCCGATTCGACGTGCGATATAATTAGGAGAATTGGGATTTAAGTTAAGATTGGAAAAGCTTTCAATTACTTGAGGTGCTTCATCACTGTCGGATGCTTTTCGAAGAATTAACCCAAATGTACCATATGGTTCAGATGGTTCATTGGAATATCTGATATCTGTGATGGAAATCTTAATATTTTCTTGTGTCCATTCACCAGAATCAAGAGCAATAACTTGAAAGAGGTCTTCGTTTCCTTCAGGAGTTGAGGATCCAGAGGACACTTGACTTTGCCCAATAATCCAGTTAGTCTGAGCTGGTGTCATGCTTTGATAATTGCGGCCCCATAAATAATTCGTGGTTGCATCTGCATAAAGAGACGCGATAAAGCCAAAACAATCACCAGCGGCAGAACCACTTGTAATCTTCTCATTTACATCGCGCTCATAGGACTCGCCCAGGAAATATGTTTTAATTTGATCAGAATCGTTGAGTCTTGACGTTAGTTTTGTTGGATCGGTATTAAAAACTTTGCGGACGAAGTTGCCTGCTGAACTATCTTTAACATTAAAATTAACTGTTTCGGTAATGGTTCCGTCTTCATCTTTAACAAGGGCTGTAAAAGTAGGACCAGCGGCGACACTTTTAATCAACACCCCGGAACCCGTCTGATTGGTTGTCGAAACGCCAGCCGGTGTATTGGCGGCGTTTGTGCGCCTTACTGTTCCCGACAATTCAATAGAACCTGTATTACAGTACCACACGGCTGCAAGTGTTCCGGTCATGTTGACATTGGTGGCACTTGCACTATTAATCACAAATAAACCTAATGCACCAGGACCATTTCCAGTATCTCCGCGAGTACCATCAGGCGTTCCACCAATTTGCCAACCCGCTTTACCTGTGCCTGTTGCGGTAGAGTTTGTATGCTCTTTTCCAAGAAGTCTTACATAGGTCAAAGGAGTTCCATTCGATAACCATGCTTGCGCGGCGTAAGCACCATATGTTGGTTCTATTCCTTCGGTGCCATCTCGCCATACATCACCTGCATCGCCCCCTGGTAGGGGTTCTCCAAAAATTTCAACAAACTCTGTAAAATTTTGAACTTTGACAGGTCGTAATGCTGGTCCTCTTTGTGCGCGACCAATAATAACTGGTCCAACTGCCTCCGGTTCATTTGGAATTTGCGATCTATCAATTTCGCGAAGTTGAATTCCTGGTGATACAAATCTAAATTTGCTTTGTGCCATGCGTGTGTTTCTCCTTGTGATACTTTAAAAGTCTCTAATAAATAGTAGCTTATTGCCCGAAAAGACAAAGGAATGCTTAGGGGCGATATTTTCCTTTGGGAGTGCCTATTGGTCCCCAATCAGGCTCATCACCCATTACAACACGTTCTCTGGGAGTTTTAATCTCCACTGCATTCTCTCTCACCACAATATTTGGTTGTTCCCCGTTTTTGTCGGCTCCAATCAAATAGCCCAAAACCTTTATGACAATTTTAGTCTCGTAAAAACGTGCTTCCTCACCATAGTCTGCCAAATTGCCTTCTGAAAGAAATTCTGGCTGCATAAACGCCTCATAAGAATGGCCTTCACTCTTAAGTTTAACATAATTAATACCCCCTGGATAGGTTACAAAGGGTTGAATTGCTTCATTCATTTGTTGTTGGTATTCAGTTCTGATATTAATAGAATAATTAATGTCTATATAAACCGGCATCGGAATAGTGACTGTTTCATACACAGCCTTTTTATTTTTAGGCATTGGGAAATTAATTTGTTGAACACCTGGCGTTCCAGCATTCCCAACAATAGTTGTTTTCTTCTTATAAGCGTCCGCATTAGCAAAATTTGCTGTTTTATCTTGTTTAAGTTTTCTGGCGATGGTTATAGTTCCACCTTTGGGATCATTTACTGGTGGGATGTTACCCCAAAAAGTTCCCTTTTTATTAGGAGTTTTGGCAAAGCCGTCTCTTTGAAGGGCTATGATAGGAAAGATCAAAGTATCATCAGAATCTCTTAAATTTTTATTATTTTTTATCTGCCAAGAGCGTTCTCCGGACACCCAGATGATTGGCACTTCTTTCCAACCCTTATTGGTTGTGCAAGATATATTTAAAGAATCATTAAGCCAATTATACATGGCGAAATCTATGGTTTCTAAAGTGGATGGCTTATAGGGCATGATCATGCTCATATCATTAGTTGGATCTCCATTGCGATCAACTGAGCTTGTTAAATTATTAGTTGCCATTATTATTTCCCATCAAAAAGCCCTTGACGAGCTTTGAAACATTTTGCTGATATCTCAAGCATATGCTCGTCTTGTCCAAATAGTTGTTTTGGTTCTGACAAAATGGCAATTTCATAATATTCTTCCCCATATAAGATGAAATCTCCTTCTCTCACATATAAGTCTTGGTCCTCGGTTAATCTACGTTTGTGAAAATGGCACGTCAGACTGTAAGCTCTATCTAAACCATACTTTGTAACAGTTGTGGGATTGCCTTCCCAGTCAATCAAAACATAAACACGAATGGGAGGGAGAAAGTTCTTTTCAATTGCTTCTCCATAGAGAGGGTGAAAATTTGTGTGGACGTTGCTAATTGGATAATAAAGAATATCTTGACCAATTACTCGCTCAATCAATTCATCATTAACTTGCTTAACCAGATCTCTCTCTTTTTTCCCCAAAAATAATGGAGGAGGAGGG